TGTATCTAGCTGTGAAAGTTTCTTGAGCGTTATCGTATGTAACACCTGAACCTTCTGGTTTTACTTGTGCTTGAGCGAAACCTGACAACATAACTTCCTCTTCGAAAGCTCTGTCAGATGACTCAGTAGTATAAATCTCAGCGGACTGATTTTCATACTGTTTATATTCCAGGCCGAATAAAGCATTCAAACCTGGCTCTAGTTCTTTTACTAGTTGATTACGTGATATAGCCATAGTTATTCCTCCTTATACCCCTGCTCTTGCTGTGTCATTTCCAACCAAGATGTGTTCTCTGATTTGAACTCTAAGAGCAAAGCCCTCAGCAGTTGTATCAGAAGCATCTGGATCTCTTGAAACACCAAGAATAAACAATTGTGCCAGTGTAGTCGCTGTTGTAGCCGAAATTTTTGATTTCGATATAAACAACGGTGTAGTACCGACAGCGTTTACTTGATCCGCACAGTGTCCAACCTCATTTTGGTTGAAAGCTGTATCAGCAGACATAATTTCATACATCTGCATAGGATCGTCGTTAATAAAAGCAACAATATCCGTAGCAGTATTACTTGCTGGCGAATAGTTACTCCATGTTGGTTTAGATGTAGTTGCATCAGTGTAAAACACCCCGTTTAGAGTGCCAAGGTTGTTAGTTCCTCCGCTCCCTGCTGCAAGGCAAACTCCGTCTGCAGTTAATTGCACTAAACATGCGTGCGAAATTAACGCTGAAGAAGCCGCAACACTGTACTCAGAAAGTCCAGCATTGTTGTAGTTCTGACCAACTTTTTTTATGGGCCTATAACCAAACCCAGTTGTTGACGCATTAGCCATTTGTCGTTTCTCCTTATGTGACCTGTCCTTGCGGACCTCCAGTCACGGTTAATGTATTCGCTGGGTTGATTGGTTAAAAATTTTTAACTTTTCTTGCCACCGAAGGTCGTACGAGATTGTCTATCAATATCGATAGGCATTCCCTTATGCTGTTCCTTCATAAGATCGTTGTCGATTGCGGTCATTTGATCTTGAGCCTCTCTTTGAAAGTACTCTTGTCTTGACCTTGCGATCTCTTCCGGTACCCTAGTCAGCACTAGGCCTCCGTGCCCGATAACCCCTGCGTATTTGCCGTCGGTGATTGCTGGATAGTCTTCATTAGGATATTCATCGGCTCTTACTAATTCATACCCGGATCTTAAGCGTCCTTGTATGTTTTTCGTGTCGACGAACCCTAGGATTTCTACCCTGACCCATCTGTGTCTGAATCCTTCTGGCGCGTTGGGCGTATCTAAGTACGATGGTGGAGTCCAAACTTTTGGTCTTGCTTTTGGCTTAACCGTTTTTGCTTGTGCTACAACTTTTGTTGTATCACTTTTTTTAGCTTGACTCGCACGAGTTGGTTTATTTGTATTCATATGCCTATACCTCCTTCGTGTTTATAAGTTGTTTCGCATACTCTTCTAGTGGCACACCTAATTTTCTCGCTATTGCGACTTGAGATGATGTGAGTCTCACTGCTTTGCGACCAGTCTTTGAACTACGCGTTGCAGAGGCAACGTTTTGTGTAGGTTTACTAGTCTGTTGTTCTACCTTACCAAATTTATTGGGAAATTCAAGTCTTATTCTCTTATCAACTTCCCTATAATATTCGTCAGATTGAGGATCCATACCTTCTTCTTCGGTAAGTTTCCTATGTAAATCAAAAGCTGTGTAAGTCATGGCGTTATCTTTACCAAACCACTCATTCTTTTCTGCCCAGGCTTCCGCTTTGGGATCTCTGGCAGGTTGTTGTATTGGTTGTCTTTGTTGTTGAACAGGTCTTTCTTCTGCTTCTTTAGCAGCAGTATCTTGCATTTGATGCTGTGTCTTCAATTCTGCTAATTTACCTTGTTCATAACCTAGTTGTGAAATAGCTGTTAAAGCCTCTACTTCAGCTTTAGAATCTTCATGTTGTCTAGCAGCTTTTAATTTTTCTTGAGCTGCAGCCAATGAAGAAGAAATTCTGCCTTCCATTTCGGTAGCATAGTTTCTATCTAAAGATGTTGCGGTTGCTTCATATCTATCTCTCTCATCTTTAACACGTCTTGCATAACTAACAGCTTCTTCTCGCTGTCTTTCTGCCTCACGCATTTTTTTAGTAAGTTTAGCTATTCTTTTCTTAACTCCTTCAGAATATTCTTCAACTTCCCTGGTGTTATCTTGTTGCTTATCGCTCCCTTCTTCAGAAGTTTTCTGTACAACTTCGCCTCCTTCATTCTTCCCCTCTCGAACATCAGGCTGCTCACTAGGTTTCTCAGATGTATCAGCGGGCTGATCATCGTATGTAACATTTGCTTCATTTGTTTTCTCCTCTTTCTCATATGTTTTTTCTTCCTCTTTTTGTACTTCAGGAAGGTCTACACTTGCACCCGGTCCGGATGTATCTAAGTCAACCATAGGTTCATTAGATAATTTGTCTTCTTTTTCTGGCATAGTTTTTTTCTCCTTCTATGTTTAAAATTCGTGGAATATATCTTCAGGGTTTTCCACGGTCGCTAAAACTTCATCATCATTGAGAAGCCTTATCTCACCCCCATCGATTCTAATTCGTGATCCGGCATATCTTGCAAAGATAATCCAATCACCTTTCTTGCACCAGGGACCTTCTGGGTATCTTTCTTTATCATAGCAATGTGGGCCCATATCCAATATTAGACCACAAGTCGATGCTACTTGTGAACGTTCTACTGTTTCGTCTGCTAATAATATTCCGCCTTTAGTTTTCTCCTTTTGTTTAAAAGGTAAAACTAAAATTCTCCAACCCGTAGGGATTGGTAATTTTGAGGATTCTATTTTTGAATCTTCTTCTTTTTGTTTAGTGGTTTTAACGCCTACTAATTCTTTATTTGGTAACTCAATTTTTGGGCTTTGAGTTGATGTTAATAATTGTTCCGTCTTTGTCATTTCGCTCCTTTTTGTCTAGCAGGGTGGATATTTCCTGATCTAAATATTGATACGTTCGTATCTGTCCTAACATATATTGATATTTCTCCATGCTGTCAACACCTCCCGATGCTAAAGCCGCAACTACATCATCATGTCTCATCTTAATAATTTTTCTAATCTTCGTTACATATGTAAAATCTTCCATTATTTCTTCCCTTTCTTTCGTTTTTTAACTGGTTTACCACCATATTTTTTAGTCCATTTTCTGGCTATGGCAGGTTCTTTTTTCCACAGGTATTTTCTTTGCTTTTCTGATTTAAAAGGCATTATAGCTCCGTCCTCGGTATATTAAAAGATTCTAACTCTTCTAGTTTTTCTTTAGCATCTACTATAATTTGTATCTGTTTGTCAATTTCATCTAAGTGTTGAGGGTGTTCCCCAATACCTACAGGATTTTCCAAATAGATCTTAATTGTAGCGTCTGCTTCAGATATCTTAGCTTTATATCTTTTTTCTAATGCTGTTAATAGTGCCTGTCTCATATTTCATAGCGTGCTTATCCTCTCATTTTTTTAAAGGTTTTAGCAAGTCTTGCACGTTTTCCTAACTTACCGCCCTTTTTAGCAGCAGCATTTAATTTAGCCGCTGGAATCTTTTTGCCTTTTTTAATGCCTAATGATTTTCTTAAAGCCCCTGGTTTCTTAACAGCTTTTTGAATCCAATCTTTAGCCATTGTTCTCGTCTATAACAACTAGACAATCTCCACAGTATTTAACTTTTTTAGAAATACCATTTGAATGGTCACAGTTTGCTTTAGAATCTTTTTTAAAGAAATTTTTAAATTTCTTAACAATTTTTTTGATCATGACTATTTATTGATTTTGCCAGACTTCTTAGCTTTGCTTCCCCATTTTCCATAAGATTCGTTAGCAGAAGCTCTTAATTGTTTCTTAGTTCTTTTCTTACGAATTCTCATAGCGATAGATTCATCTTTTCTATCTTTGTAGCCTTGTTTCTTTTTACTTACACGGCCACCTTTTTTATACATAGCGCCACCAGCCATTCCCATGTCCGAAGGATAGTAACCAGACATTTCGTCTCGTCTCATAGTTCCGCCCATGTTTTTTTTAGCTCTGCCGCCAGTTGCGTATCTTGTTCTTCCTGGTCTTACTCCATTTTGTCTCATATTATTTTCTCCCTTTTGAAAATGCTCTTCCTAAACCACGTTTAGCTTTTCCTGCGCCTTTTACTCTTCCGCCTTTTTTTAACCAAATATCTCTATTAGGAGCCATAGTTTGATCACCTGTCCATGTTGGACGTTTGATTGCTTTAACTCCAACTCCACCTGTCCTAATTGGGTCATCATAACCACCACCAGTGTAAGCTCTGTCAGTAGTCATTAATCTTTTAGCTCTGGCATTCGCATCACCTTTAGGTAGTCTTGCACCACCTGCTGCTCCGGATGCTAAAAACGGACTAGATCCAGATCCTTTTCTTCCCATCATAGCTTTAGCCGCTAAGCCGGCCATAATTAATGGCGCTGCTTTTTTTAAGCCTTTTCTTAATTTCTTTGTAAATTTTCCCATGGTGTTATCCTTATATGTAAATTGTTAATTAATGTCCACCTTATTTTTTACCATTCCTGAATATTTGAGTTCCCTTTATACCAAAAATACTCGCGCAGACTAAAATCCATAAATTTGTGAACCAGCTCGGAAGCGCCTGGAAATGTTCGAAGAACACTTTTATCTTGTCCATGGCTGCCGGATCGTCTGACCAGACCCCATATGCGAGCACCAAAATTGGGAGTGTGAGAATGCAAAGTACGACCTCGTCCTTAAAATCTTTGTCTCGGGATTCTAAAAGTTTTCCCTGGTAAGCTTCCTCACCACGAGCTTGTCGTTCTGCATGTAATACCTGTGCATCAGACATTGCGATTTTTGCCTTCTGCCTGTTAGCATAAATTTTGCTTCCAGCAGAAACGGCTAATTTAATAGCACTGAACCACATATTACCACCAGCTGACTTTAGACTTTTTCGAAGCTAGCATTCTTCTTTGTCCACCAACTTTATTTACAACTGGTGCACCTTTAGGAATTTTAACTTCTACTGCTTTTCCATACCCATCACTATTGACATTAAATGTATTTGACATATCCGCTTTAGGCGTGTCAGACACAACTTTACCAACATAGTTTGGGTTGTTTTTTGTCCAAAATGTTTTTCCTTTTGACATATTTTTCTCCTGTTAGTTTCTTATACTATCTTCTAGGGCCTTTCAAGATCTTAACGTCTTCTTGTTTGATCATATCATTGATCAACTTAGCATCTTGAGACATGGCCTGTTTTTGTATCGATGTATCAGCTCTTAATTGAGCTAATTCTTCATTTTGAGCTAATTTCTCATCAAATTGATTTTGGCCCATTAATTGTTTAGATTTATCTAAATTAATCTTCTCTTGGCCTTGATCACGCTTAACTGAGTCGTCCATAGCTCTTAAATCTAGTTCTCTTGCTTTTAATTTAGCAATTGGGTCGTTTCCAAACTCACCCATAATTTTATTTTCTTCATTTCTAAATTCTTCCGTCATTTCAGCAATTAATTTTGCTTTTCTAGACTCTAATTGCATAGACATAGTAATAATTTGTTGTTGAACCTGTGGATCCTGCTGCAACATTGGATTTTGCTGTACCATTTGTTGCATTTGTGTCAATTTCATAATTTCATCTCTAAATTCTACTTCTAATTGCTCTTGTGCCATTAAAGAAATGTGTTCAAAAATATTTTTTTCTAATGCAGCCATAACTGGAGGTGAATTTCGTGCAATATTAGTTGCCATAAAGTTTAAATGGGTTGTAATGTGCGCTTGATGGTCTTGTCCTTTGAAAGCTTGGAATGGTTTTCCACTCATTGCTAAAATATTTTCAGCTGCAGGGTCCATTGGTTGCGGCTGTTGCGGTGGTGGTAAAATTTTATCAATATTTTTTACACCAATCGCATTATACATCGCATAGTATGCTTCATACAAGTTATGCATTTGCGGATTTGACATTGCAAGTTGTAATTCTGTCTGCGCCATTGAAATTCTTTGTGATTGAGAAAAAATATTTGGATCAGCAATAGGTAAAATATCAACTTTTTCATCAAAATCTGTTTGTTTAACATTTCTTTGTCCACCAACTACATCATATGGATACTCTGCAGGTAAATATTGTTTAAAAACTCCTGCCAATAATTGAAATTCGCACTTCATCGCCACAAACAACCTTTTATGGATGGCTGACATGACTCTTGAACCACGTTCTAAGAGAGCAATGGTCGTACCAACAGCTGCTTGTTGGTTGCCGTCTCCGACCTGCATGTCAGCTATGGCGGCAAATCGTTGTCCTGCCTGTACCACGATCCCCATCAACTGTAATAAAGTTGGTGAAGGTTCTTTAAATGGTAAAGGCATAAATGCATCCTTGATATTTCCTCCTGGTGCATCAACATCTCTAAATTCGCCGGGCTGTATAGCTTGTGCTTCGTCTCTTACACGTATTCCACGTTGCTTAAATCCTGCTGGTAAATTACTTAAAGTTCCTGCGTCTAATAATTGACGTAGTGCAGTGGTTGCTGTTCTTGATAAACCACCGATCATATGAATTAAACCAAAACCATAAAACCCCATTCCAGGCAAAAATTTAAAATGAACAAAATAATCTATTTTATTTTTTTGCGGATCTTCTAGTTTATAGTTTCTTCTAATTGATAGTATTTGTCTTTGACCCATTTCAAGAGTAACAATGTAAGGAAGTTTAATTCCAGTTGCTTCTCCTGTTGAATCTTTGTCTTCAAACCCTTCTAGGTCTAAATCTGTGTGAATTTCTAAAACTGTAAAGATATCTTCATCTCTAGTTTTTTTAATCCCTTCTAATTCTCTTTCTTTTTTCTCTACTTCTGTTTCTTCATTGTATCCAGGTTTTAAATCTACATCCATATAGAATCCTGAAATTTGTTTTTTTCTTAAATCGTTCTCTGACATTTTAATTACATGAATAACTGCTTCTGCATCTTCTAAAGATGTTGCAGTGTAAGGCACAACTAAATCGTCAGCTGGAACAAATTTTGATACAGCTCTGCCTAAAAGCTCGTCGTAATAGACTTTCTTAAAAGCAGAGCCACTAAGAGGGAGATAAAAAAGCATTTGATCGAACTCGGGTTCATACTCTTTCATCACATCCATGAGCTGATAGTTCATGAATTCTTTAACTCTGTTTGATTGGTCTTCTCTTGCTCTATCTGCAAGTCCAACTATTTGAGTATGGACTGGACCAGTCGCCGGTAGTAATTCTTTGTAAGCTTGTGCTTGAAACTGTGTTACCGCTTCAGCTAACACCGGGTGTGTTGCACCTGAAGCTCCTTGAAACGGTTGTGTCGGGTTTTCATACTTAAATCCTAAAAGATCTAAACCTTTTGTGTAAGTATCTTCCCATGCTTTTCTAGAAGATTTATATTGTGAATAATTATCGGATAATTCAGAACCTAATTTTCCTAAAGCGTCTTCAGGTAATAATTCTGCTAAATTGTCAAAATGGCCTTCTCCACCAGGTTGGTTAACTGCTTCTGGATCAAAATTAATTGTTGCACCACCATCTTCTTCTGCAGTTACTTCAATATCTTCCGAACCAACTTGTTCATTAATAGTTTCTTCCTGCGCTACTTGAATTTCTTCTTCGCCAGGTACTTTAATTTCAGTATTTACGTTTGGTAATGGTTTGTCTATTTCTGCCATTTATATTCTCCGAGTTCTCTATTGTTTTAACTTGTTTTGTGGGAACATTCAACCCTTGTGAGTCAGGTCCCTTTAAAGGTGGGATCTCCTTCCACTTTACATGTGGCATATTTATCACAAGAGTTTTATTCTTCACTAAACCATCCCCTCTTATTTTTCCAGTCATCATACATTTCATAACCACTAATACCTAGTGATAATGCAAGACCTGGCATACCGAAGAACCTACTTCCCACTTTTAAAGCGGCTGGGCTAATTCCTAGTCTCATAATTTTACCTACATTGGCTCCTAAACCTTTTGTTGCAAATTTACTTAAGTCATCTGCAAAAGCTAGGCCCGCATAATTCCATGGATTAGTTGCAATCTCTGCTGGAGAATCTCCTTGTTGAATTTGTCCTGCAATATGCAATGGTTCTAATGCAGCTAGACCTAATGGAGTTCCAGTAGTCGCTAATCCTCTTCCTAAAGTTTTTAAAGCAGTCTTAGTTAAGCCTGATGGTTTTTTTCCAAACCTTGCTGATCTAGCGGCTTCAATTGTTGAAGGCGCAGTCACTGCTGTACCTGCTACTGTCTCTGCTCCTAATACTGGAAGTTGCCAATCTAAAATTTCTGGACTTTCTTGTGGAGTATCATCCATTGAACCTGTTAACATTTCAATTAACATATTTTTCTGTTGATCTTCATTAGATAAATAAGTTGTTGGATCGTCGTTCATAAATGTTTTAACAAGACCCGCGGCTGCTGCACCACCGGCTGCAATCGCACCAAACTTACCACCTTTTTTTGCAAAGTTTAAAAAACCTGTTGCAGCATTTTTAACTTTATTAATTGGTCCTTCTTCATACGGAAGTCTATTTATATCTTGTGAAAGTTTTATAGGATCATCATCAAAAGCAAGTGACATTTGTTTTACACAACCTGGTCCCCCTCCTGCAGCAAAACCTATTCTACCACCTTTTTTTCTAAAAAGTTGACAAATATTTCCTGTGTCTTTTTCTGCTGCTTTTAATATTGTGTTTTTAAAAGATTCTGCACTTACATCAAAATAAGGTCTACCTTTTTTAACATCAATATAAAATTTTCTATCTTTTGCAAACTGCCCAATATCAATTCCAGCTTCTTTATATCTAGCTAATTTTTCTGGAGAATAAATTTTTGGATCTATTGTTTCTCCTATTTTTATATCTGGTAAGTTTAATTGATTAACTTGAGCTTTGGTATAACCTTTTTTAGTTAGTTGATTAAATAATGATGTTCTATTTAAATCTAATTTTCTCGCTACTTTTTTTGCTTCATCAATATCCGGGTCACTGCCAGACAATAATTTATCAATTATTTTTACTTTTTTAGAAAACTGTCCTTGGTAATTTCTTAATTCTAGATTATTAATATTTGTGTCAACAACATCTACAAAAACACTAAAGGGTTGAATACTCCTAGTTTCTCCTGCAGATAAACTAATTACTTCATTAACACTGAATGGAACTGCTTGACCTTTTTTCAAACCCAATGTTTTTCTTAATTCAGTTCTAAAATTTGTTTTAAAATCGTCTAATGTTCCAGATTTTTGAGGATATAATTCATCAACCTTTTTTAAAGCTAAATTATAAAAAGCACTTCTACGTTCATTGTTTGCAGAGTCTATCGCAAGTGCATCCATAACCCTTCTTCCAAGAACTGCATCTTTTGTAATATCAATACTAGTTCTAAATGTTTCTCCCTTTAATAATCTAGAATACAATGCTTCAGTATTTGCAATTGTAGTTGGAGTCTTCATAGAAGTTTTATCGATAACGTCACCTATGTCAGGCAATTTTCCTTTAGTATCTTTTAATTCTTTTCTAAATAACTTGTCATACTCCTTAATGTTAGCCACCATTTTATTACTTATCTTTGGCGAACTTATTAGAGCATTCCACTTTTTAAAAACATTTACTCCTGGATCTTTGTAACGAACAACAGTCTCTCTCATTCCTGTTGTTGGATTAACACCAACAGTTCTTTTCTTTTCAATATTGTCCGCTATAAATTTTGTTGATGAGTCTTGATTTGGTTTTGATTCGTAAGTTCTTAAAGACTGCACAGTGAGGCCAAGTTTTTTGGCCATCTCCTCTGTCGTTAGGGTAAAACCTTTAGCGTCTTTTAAAAGTTTTTTATCTCTTAAAAAAGCTTTCCATGAACCGTCTTTTAGATTAGTTTTTTGGTCTATCTCATTCCAAGGGTTTTTACCTGTCTTATTGTAGGTCTCATTATAGAAATCTCTAAATTTTTTATTGTTTTCATAATCTGCATCACGAATACTTGTTCCAGCCACTGTACTACCAACAAATTTTTTAACAGTAAGATTTTTAAAATTACCTTTCTTTTGTTCTCTTTTTATTAAAGCACTAACAGTCTTGTTATCTATGTTTGGAGCTTTTGCTTTCTTTTTTATTTCATCAAGGCTAAGACTTATTTCTTCTCCGTTTGCTAAAAGACTTTTTAAATAGTCAAAAACTTTTTGAGTATCGGTAGGTAAAGTCATTAGACCTCCAGGATCTTAGCTAGTCCGCCATGTGCATTTTTCTTTCTTCCCCAAGAATCTTTAAGAGATTGCATAATTGTTTCTGAACCCATGCCTCGTTGCTGCATCAACAACGCTTCATCGATGGTTGCTAAAACTTCTGCTATTCTTTGAGGATCATTGTCTACCAATATCTTATCTAAAAGCTCATCATCAATTTTACCTTGATAGTATGCTTTTATCTTTTCTCTATTTGGTGAAAAGGTTCTGTTCCTTGCTTCAAAATCTTTAATTGCTTTAAGTTCATCGTATTTAGTACTTGGGGTTACATCAGAAGCTCTTTTAAGTGTTCCTTCACCAAATTGTTCATTAACATCTGTTAACAAACTTTTTATGCCTCTGTTTTTTCTAACCTGCGACGAAAACCTTGTAGTTACTTCTCCCAATACCAAACCATAAACATCCAATCTTGCACGATCGTTAAGATCATCCAGAAGTTTACCACCAAAAAGTTTAGGATTGTTTTCAACCAGAGCTTCTGCCGCCATTTCTGCATCCATTTTATAATCACCGGTTGGAAAAATATCGTCGACAGCATCTTTGATCACTTTTTTATCAATTTTTCTGAGTAAAGCTTTAGATAAACCTGATCCCCATCTAAACCCAACTCTTCCCCCAGCTGCAAAATCTGGAATGTCATCAGGATTGAATCTTGGATCGTCAGTTAAACGACCAGCTCTGTCTTTTGTAAAACGAACGTTTTCGACAAATGTATCTATAACTTCTGCACGTGTATCTAATGGAATTCTTTTTGCAATAGTATCACCGAAATATTTCTTAACTATTATCAATGGATCACCTAAAGCACCACCGCCACCTTCCATAACATGTTTATAATCAGCTTCACTGATAACAGATTCTAAAGTTCCACCTTTTCCAGGAGGAAGTAAGTCTGTTTCTTTTTTTAATATGTTATATAAAAATTCTCTAGCTGCTGCTCTTTTCTTTGGTACATCAACAGAAGCTGTAACGCCTGCATTCTTATAAACGTCATCTACATAGCCTGTAATAAATTCTGTACCCGCTCTATTTGTAGTCATAGTTTCTAAAGCTTCAATTTCGTTTGATCCTTTTCCTTTTGCCAACATTGCGCTTATAGTTTCGTCCGAAGCTCTCGGAAAGTTTGATCTTAATTCTATTTCTGCATCAGACATTGAGTCTGCTAACTTTTTACCCTTTTCTTCTAATCTTAGACTTGCAGCTATTTCAGAGTTTGGATCAACACCTTTAGGTAAATCTACTTTACTAGGTGCAAATCCTGTTGCTCCAAAATTTTCTGATGTGATCGGGTCACCTGGTTTATATTTAGTTGGGTCTCCGCCTCTTCTTAAAGTCATTATACCCTCTTGTGTTAAGTCCCTGGTCCCTGTTCCCAGATCAATTATGTTTGCCGTTTGAGTCGGGAAGTTAAATTCTTTAATCTTCTCTAAGTTAGAGATTAATTTGTTTGCTTGAAGATCGTTTAATTTACCACCGGTTAAATAACCCATCGAAGATTCGATTTGTGGTAATAGCTTATTTAATGGAAAAGCACCTAGTGCTTCTGTGTTAATATCTGCTTGAAATAACAAGTCGTCTTTAGGCCCTTTACCTAAAAAGCTAATATTGGATCGGGAACCAAGGAACTTGTTTGTGTTTGCTCCAAGTTGTTTGGATAATTTTAATGCGATATCTACTAATGTTTTACTAGCCATAATACTTTACGTGTCCTCTTACCACAGGCTCATCTTTATAATCTTCAGGATGACGAACCAAACCACCCTGTCTAATTCGCATAATGGCCTGTGTCGTACTATCGACATAGTCATCATGTTCCCCGAATGGAAAAGACGCACATTCTTCTACGACTTCCTGGGCAAAATGCTCATGCATCGGGGCCCATACTTTCCCCGATTCAAAAAGCGGGGCTACGGAATTCACTCTTGAGTGTTTATCATTTCCTTTTGAGGGTGTAAAGTTAATAACTGGGATATCCATTTGTCTTAGCTCGTGAGTCAGAGGTAGTCCAGATGCTTTCGCCTCAACAATTACCATGTCAGGTCGCCAGTCTTGGTATTCTTCAAGAGCCACTCTCCGGAGTTCAGGGAACTCGTACCTGCCTTTAAAAGCATTAAGTAAAATTATATTTTGTCCCCGGTCCTCGGACGAATAGACTCCCCACATGGTTATGGCGCTAAAGTCAGATGTTGTTGATTTTGTAAATGCTGTATCCATAGACATTACGATATATTCCAATGGAGGTGGGTATTTCTCCTCATAATCTCTCCACCATTCTCTTTTTAGAATGGCTCCTTCTTCCGCAGTCGGTTGTTGCATATATTGGGCCAACCAGTTGGAAACGGGGATCGAGGCTTTTGTTTTAAGAAGCTCCTCTGCTTTCCAATATTCAGGCCAAACAGGTTTTCCATCTGGCAATATTGCTGGAAGTTCTACAACTTCCCATTGGTCACTTCCATCTTCAGTTTGAGCTTTCAATAATTGACCGGTTATGTCTTTAGTTGACCACCTGGTCATAACAATTACAATAGAGCCACCTGGCTGTAAACGTTGACGTGGTCCAGCTGTGTACCAGTTCATAGCTTTATCAAAAGCTTTACCATCACCTTTTAAATCTTGTTCTTTATGTGGGTCATCAATAATTAATAGATCAGCACCCCTTCCAGTGATCGCTCCGCCAACACCAGCTGCAAAATATTCTCCACCTTGTTCGGTTTTCCATTTCCCTGCTGCCTGACTATCTTCTTGAAGTCTAGTTGTGAACAGTTCCTGGTAATTCTTTTCATCGACCAGGTTTTTGGTCTTACGTCCAAAGTCAATTGCTAGATCGGCTGTGTGAGTTGCTTGGATTATTTTTAATTTTGGATTGTTCCCAATCATCCATGCCGGGAGTAAGTATGAGGCAAACTCCGACTTTGTATGTCTTGGCGGCATGTTAATGATTAGTCGTTTAATTTTCCCCTGTGCGAGGTCATTAAATTTTTTATTAATAATTTTATGATGGGACCCCTCTATAAACTCAGGCCAAACGTACTTAACAAAACTTAAGAAATTTTTTGAAATATTTGGACGAGCGTCATCCAATGCTACACTTCTTTCAAGTTCTATTAGATTAGCACTTTCTTCCGGGGTCAATCCCTCTAAATTTTTTGTAATATTTTCCGTATCTTGCATATCTTCAATATGTTTTGAAAAGTTATACCTTAATCGTCTGTATTAATCAATAAAGGGTAAGCTTGGGACCCCTTTTTATTTAAAGGGAGGGTGGGCCCGCCAATTTTCAAGCCGGGGTGGGCCCGCCCGTGGTACCTCTAAAATTTTGGGGTGGGCCCGCCCAGTATTTTTTTTGGGGGTGCGACATTATGCGTGGGATTATGTGGGATTAGTTATTGACCACAATATATAGGGGTATGCAAAAAGAGCATTGCAGTTCTTGCATAGGGTATGGGATTAAATAGGACATGGCGCAATCTCTTGCGCCATGTTCATAATTTATTTAGAATGGCAGACTTTCATCAATGCACTCTTTCCAACTCTTATCTTCCTTTACTTCATCAGTTAATACTAATGGTTTTTCTTGTCCTAATATTAAATCAACTTCTTGAAGATAATATGTTAATTCTTCCTTGTCATTTAATTGTTCATAAGCAATTAACATTTTTGTTGCCTCGCTTAATGGGTATGCTTTATCTTTCATAATATTAAATCTTGGTTGCTTATCAAAATTATATTGTGCTTTTTCTATTATGAAGTATTTTTTTGTTTCTTGTGTCATGGTTTCCTTTCTGTTTGTTGTTTAATTATTTAATCTCCCAACTATCTCTTGCACTTCTGTATTGATCTCCACCCTTGTAATTGGATTGATCAACGTCAAAATAAGTGAAAAGTTTGTTGCCAGCTTTTGAAATATATTCTCCACACTTGCCCAGAATAAATTTCGCTTTTCTTTCAACTTCTTCTCCATTTAGTTTAGTGTATTTAATTATGAAAGTTTGACCATCTTTCATGTTGTATGTGTTTTTTATTGTCATATTTTCCTTTCTGTTATATCTGGGATTTTATATTAATCCCAGATTAATGCAACAAAATAATTTAATTAATTTAAATTATTTTCTTTTTCGTATTGTTGTCTAATGGCTATTTTTTGCTCTCTAGTCATGGTTGTATTCTTCATTCCTTTAATCATACTAGCCAGATTTTGAGGATTATAAATTGTCAAGCCTGTTGAATTACATCTTACAAGTTCAGCTTCATCAATATTGATGTCTAGTTCTTTCATCAACTCAACACCCTCGCTTAAATATCTATATGCCTTTAAGCCAGTTTTCATAGCTTGTTTTTGTTTTTCAATACTATCAATCCATTTTTGGTGGCAAGTGATTAAATCAGATTTAGCTTGTTTCAACATTTTAAAAACTTGAAACTGCTCTCTATTACAAGCAATAGTTCTTGAACGACAATGGCTAGTTCCAATAATATCTAAATAATATTGACTATCAAATTTTTGAGTTAAGCCATTAGTATTATCATTATCAGAATTATAAGAAGAATAACCACTATAACCAAGCGCCTTATCATTAAGGTCCACGTGTTTAGTTTTATATGGGTTTTCGTCTTTGCCCTCTTGTTGTGCAAGTACATCAGGATTAAGGTCCTTTGCTTTTAGTTCTTCACGATAATAAGCATAAGCAAATTTCTTTGCCTCATTACTTCCATTTCCATACTCACTATCAGACACACTACCATATAGACCAAAATCAAAATGTTCAGATATATTTCTGTCATTTTCATCTTCATCTTCTTCTAGGTTTTCTTTTGCATAAGAAAAATAAAAGCATTTATCTTTTGCTACAACATCTAAAGGTTGTCCATACTTTCTTTTAAGACCTTTGCAAGTGTCCACATCTTCTTTTGGATATGCAGTTTCAACTACTTCTTTTGCAATCCTAAAAACTTGTGGATATATCTGGTCCACTTTTTCCCTTGCGCCAAGATATGCCTCTCGTTCTTGGGTGTTTTCTTTTTCTGCGCTTTCAACATACCTATTTAAAATCTTATTTCTAAATTCGGTATTCATACGTATTTTACTCATTTTGTCCTTTCTGTTTTTTGTTTTGCATAATCCCATAAATTAACAG